TTTTCCTTCAAATGTTTTATCATTTCCGAAGTCTTTAATAAATTTATCTCTATTCGATGACTCAAGATTATTAAGCGTATAACTGTCTTCAGTATCTATACCTACATATTCTGTATCATCACCCCCAACTTGCATAATTTTAATTTGCATGCTTTGAGGCTCTGTAGATTCGTCTAAAATATTTTCACAAACAAAAGGTTGGGGTTGCCCACTAGTAGTCTCAATAGCATAATCAGTCTCAACCAACTCGTCACAATATTTTGCTATTTTATAAAGTTGCCATTTATCAATATTTTCTTCCTCCAATCCATATTTACCGACACCATATCTTGTATTGTGCAAAAGATCATAAAATACCCAAGCAGGATTATCAGTCCAGTACTTTTCTGAATCTGGTACGGTATGAATTGACATATCAGATCCTGTCTGCCCCTTAAACAATCCATTCCAGGGGCCTTCGTATTTTCTAGATACTGGATCATAATTTGAAGGAACAAGTACCTTTTTTAATTTTACATGATATAATCGATCTGGAGCGCTGGAGAAATTTTTACTATCTACAACAATTCGTGCCATTGCACTGTGAGGATATATTAGGTTTTCACTTATTTTTTCTTCTATATGCGCAAGTTGAAGCCTGCGAGTTCTAGTTACCCCCCCAAAATTTCCACCTTTTACTGATGGATCATATTCAGGGCTAAGCTTTACAACCTTGAATGTTATACCATCACTTTGATTCGATACATTATGATCTCTATCTATCGATATTGTTATATCGAATTGATAAGCTGATGTAGCAATTCCATAAACATTAAAATAAGTACCATCTTTTTCCTTTACCCCATCAGAAAGTTGAGTAACCTTGCATCCAGAATTATCAGAGTCCAACACATTAAAATCTCCAGCCTTATCAGATATCAATATTGCAAAAGCTACACTGTTTGCATTTACCTGTCCATCGTCTGCTTGACTTGATAGTTCCACCCGAAATGAAAAAGTAACCCCATTGACTGCTGAATTATTAACAAAATGAGAAAAAACCTTAGCATCACTATCTATCGCGCCCGATACAGTATATCTCGTTGAACCATAAGGAGCTGGACCATATATCAAAGTATCATATTCTTTTATGTAAAAAACACCCTCACTTAATATTTTACTTTCATCTTCTGCGCCAAGCTTGTGATCTGGTTTTCCAAGTCTATTTTCCTGATTTTCATTTAGTACATAATTATAAGAGCCAATCTCTTGCCCTGATGCTGGAGAATTCCTCACTTGTACATCGTTAACATATACAGCTTCAAAAATATCATCAGATGGTAATGTCACTCCATATTTATCAACAAATCCATGTATTGGACCTTCAGAAAGTAAATCCACAAACTCCATTTCGGTATAACTCTCCAAGGTATCAGATCTCGAAGAATCTGTAAGTTTTTTACTTTTTTTTCTAGTTGCAACGTTTGTTGCGCCGATTTTTAAACGACCATATCCAACAGGTACGGCTATTCCTTGGGCTTGTCTAGTACTTCCTCCTGTAAGTAAAAAAGATTTTGTTGAAACTGGGTCTTTTCGCTCGGGTGGTTTTGGAGGCTTGGTTAGGGCCTGTACAGCCACAGCTATAGCTGCAACCATTAACACTGCTTTTAGCGTTACCCCATATATTGCACCTCCACCCAAAAAAGACATTGCTGCATAATATATGACCTGCAAAGGTCCAGATCCACTAATCGGATTCAATACATGTATTTCTTTTTGTTTTAAATTTACTTTTGATAATTTTTCATCAATTATATTTTCGCGCAAATCATTTTCATCTTTTATAGATTTTGGATCTTTTGATAAAGCGATATATTCGGTTCCATTTTTTGCGGCATTGAATATGTAATCGAAAAAGCCTTCGTTATTTGCTTCGATGGCGGCGTATGCTTCTTGCGCACTATCCACAGCAAGTTCCCACTTTTTACCAAAGCGCTTGCCTAGCTTTCCATGTAGATATACCGTTTTCACTTTACCTTAAACCTTGTATAGTTATACACTTATATTCTCGTATAAGTAAAAGTCATTATCCCTTATACTATATATAAGATATGGTATGCATGATTCATCAGAATTTCGAACGTCATTTATGCTTGGTCGAGCAGATCCTTTTATATGAGAATGTACAACATATCGCACATCATAATCAATCAATATACTAGCATCGATCACAAAATTATGAACTGGATTATCGCTTAGATTTCCACATTTTAAAAAATTCAAGCCTCCATTTGCATAATGCACAACACCACAAGATTCAACACTTGTATTTTCGCGGCAATATATTTTTATTTGCTCAAGAATATTCTGGGGGATTTTATTCAATTGGAAATTTTTCCGTACCAGGGAACCCCCCAAATCTAATACCTTTTGAATTTAAACTTTGATTATGGTTTGAAATATCGATACCAGAAGAGCGCTCTATTTTATCAGAAAATCTTTTCTTGCATGCATCAATTGTTTTCGCACAAGCATCCTTCAACCAATAATCTGACGCAAAAAATGGATGATGCTTGGATGGATTTTCGTGACTTTGAACACACACAAAAACATGCGGAGTAGATTTATAAGGGTTACTTGAATTGCGCGGAACAATTTGCACAACGTCTCCCAAGTTATAACCAGAAACGTTTTCTGAATTTTTGTTGGGCCCATATTTATTCCAATTTTCTATCGAAGCGAAACTCGGAACTCTTCCAAGTTCATAATTACCTTCACTATTTTTTTGTTTATTTACAGCGAAACCTTGTATCAAGCTTTGTCCGCCAGAAGTTTCAATAGGTAATTTTTTATATCCACATCCAATTGAACATCTGTACGTAAAATTACAATATCCAGACAATACAACTCTTGCAGGTACATATGATTCTTCCAGCTCAAGCGCGGAGACCAACTCAAATTCAATTACATTTTTATTTTCTATTGTTTTGTTATTGATAAAATATACATCGTCAATTAAATGAGAACTTTGATCGGACGCCCCAAAAGGATTAACTCCTTGTGGAAAGTTTTCTACGTCAAGAAATCTAGCGTAAGTTCTTTTTCTTGTGACCTTGCAGTTAGCAAAGTCTTGATTTGAATGCACTATTTTAGAGAACAATCCTTCGGGATTTGCTATAATAAGCTTTGGTCGCGGAAGACGGCCATCTGATTTATTTTCAAAACCCTCCACTCTTATTGGTAGCGGCTGATACGAATAACCCTGCCAGACAATTGGATTAGTTCCGTTTGTCATTGGGCAAAATCTATAAACAGTATCGGCGCCAATGTTAATTCCATACAAGTCTTTAAGTTCATCGAAATTAGGCTGCAAATTACTAAAATCAATTTCATACAAATCAATCAACACATCAGGAGTGAGTGACACCAATTGTTTATTTAAATTCGCTTGAGACTTGGACATCTTATGTGTTTACATATATTTTAACTTCACCACTCTTAGATCCGTACAGAGAATCACTATCAATAACTATTGATGTAGAATAATATCGACTAATTTCTGTTCCTATAACACTAAAATCATCACCATTTAAAACGGTACCTATGATCGCACCACCCTGTTCACTTGGGACATTTTCTGCAGGTTCAGTCATATACAAAAGATTATAACTTAAATCTGACTGATTTACACCCTTAAATACAATTTCTATGTATGACTCTTCTCCTCCATTTAAAATGTTTGTGGTATTATTTTCAATAAATTGTTCATTAATAAAATAATTGGTTTCAAGGGTTATGTTTTTATTTGTCAAGTCTCTGATTACTCCATTATTATATTGAATAAAAGATTGGCCGCCAGCTTCAATAACATCAAAAATATAACCACCCTCTACTCCCTCGGCAAATGCTTTTCTTAGTCGTATTTCCTTATTATACAAATTTATTGTTCCGCTTTCATTACTCAAGTTGATACTTGAATCTTGAGCTGGAAGGATGAACTGTCTATCAGAGTTAGATAAATCTTTTTTAACCAATGGAACATTACTACCTTGCTGGCCAAGTATATAAAACAAAGAATCATTAATTATATTTGCGGATGATAAAGTAATTGGTTGATCCCCAATATTCCTCAATAATAATCTTCCCCTAAAATTTGTATCAATATTCAACTCTTGCCCAATATCTTTTACTTTCATAACAAACGGAGAAGTAAAAACAAGTTCCCCCTGAGACTCAACAGATGGAGTCACAGAGCTTTCATATTGTTGAGCGCTGAAATTAAATGGATATTGCTCGAATTTCGCGCTAATACTATGATTGTTTTTATAGTTGTATGTGTGACTCCATTCTTGGCACACAAAATTTTGCTCAGTGTCGTAAGGTGCTGGAGGGGTAAAATTAAAAGGCATGCAACCGTAATGCTGTTCCAAAAAATGAAGTATAGCGCGAGCTTCAGAATCAGTTCGATTATTAAAACTCAAATCAAGCATCAACAAACTTTCATTTATTCCATCATTAAATATCTGAGTATATCCTGCTCCCAACGCAATTTGATTGAGTCTAGGTTTTTGATTCACGCTTAAACCAAGAGATGGTTTCCAGAAGAAGTCTCGCGTCCAATATTCTGAATGAATATCTTTAAAATATCCATTCTCACGAGTCCAATTTGCTTGAGCCTCAACGGGATCTTTTCCAGCAGCACTAGCATCCCCACTCCAGTAATAAAAGCTTTTATTTACAGAGCTATAAACAATATCATTTTTTTCATAATATTCTGAATCTGAATATTCTTCGGCGGGATAAACAAATAGTCCATTATTTTTTTGAAGTATAGATGAATCAAGATTTCTTATTTTAACATCAATATCATTACTGTTTTCAAAATTTAAACTATGATTCCATTCACTAGATGTAAACTTTTTTGATTGTACTTCTGTTGAATCGTATGGATGAAAGGTGGCATTTCCGTCCCACCTGAAACCAGCAATTCCTTGATTGTATCTAAGATTAGCAGTGTTATCGTATTGCTCGTGCTGACCCTGATGATTTTCAAGAAAATGTATCATTGCATTTGTTTCACGATTAGTGCGGTTTTTAAACTTTAAACTTGCCTCCATCGTCAAGCTATTTATGTTCTTTGGTTGAAGAATATAATAGCCATTACCATATTCATATTTTTGATTGTTTGTGCGAAAATTTACCGTGCTTCCATAATCTGCATCAAAGAAAAACAAATCTTTTGACCAATTATCTGGATTATTCGTGATATCTTTATCAACGGTTGATATGGACAGTAGATTTTCGCTGTACGCTTCATATTCCTTTATGACGGTTGATGTGTTTACTCCTTGAATTTCTATCTTTAATTTTTTTGGAGACGCAACTATATCAGGCAATGTTATTGTTGGAGGAGTATTTGAAACAATAGAAGGATCATCAATTTCTTCAAAAGAATTGTTTACAGTAAAACCATAAAACTTATTATTAGAATTGTTTTTCACTAACGCCTTATACCCATCAACACCAAACCACTCCAACCATCCATTTGGACCGAGTGTAGAATCTCCCGATTCTCCGAGATATATAAAAGAGTTTGAGCCAACATTTGAAGATCCAAGAAATTGACTGGAAGCCCAAAACCACATACCACCACCAATTTCAGAATAAAACCAAAACTCTTTTTCGTTATTATTTGACAGCGATATATATATCCACCCCCAAAAAACACTGTAAACCCAACTTCCATCAGGAGCATAAAATTTAGGCTCATTAATAGAATTGGTTTCACCTATATTAGCTTTAAAGAACCACGAAGATTCACACCAATCATTATCCAATCTTTGTACATCAAGCACAGAAAACAAATTATTTTCCGCGGGCAATATAATTTCAACTTCATAATTTTCTTCAATACTTAGTATATTATATTCGCCATCCGAACCATTTAATGATCCAGATATATATAAAGTTTGACCAACATTAAAACCCCCAACATCATTAAACTCATCATATATATAATGTGTCGGTGAGCCGTTGTTCGTTGATCCATTTGGATCTAATGTAAATCTATCGCCTTCCCCAATTACAATATTCCCCCCTTGGGTCATATCATTTCGCGCATAATAAAACAATCCATCTCCTGTATTATGCACAAAGTCAAACTTCTGATAACTTGCGTCAGGATCAAACACTCCACTATAATTAGAAACATGAGTCAAATGATCGGATTCAAAAATATTCAAAAGTTCACTCATTTTATTATTTCTTTTATTGTAATATTTCCTTTTGCATATTGACCTTCAGCAATGTTCATTGATTGAGTTTGTATTTTTCCATTTGCAGAAAATCGCGCAATTCTTTCACCTTGCATAGACAACAAGAAAGCATCTATTCTTGAATCACTCAAACCAAACGGCGTGGTTGAATCTTGTTTATCTCCGTATGCATTTATATTCTCAAGCATTTCGCTTGATTCAATGGTCATTTCTTTTTCTATACTTTCTACAGTTACCCTAACAGGCGAAGTGCCATTTGCTGTTGTGTTTACGCTTGTATTCTCATTCGCGCGAATATGATCATGCACTTTTCTATTCACTAATATATTATATTTTAAACTTGCAATCTCAAATTCATCTTCAGATACTCCACTTGCAGATAATCCACCAAATGACTTTAATGAATGCGCGAAATCAACTTCACTTTTATTAAATCTTCTATCAATCACACGCTCAACACTACCATATATATCATAACTTGCAGTAGCACGAACAATCTGAAAAGGACTCATATCAAAAGCAAAAGATTTAAGATACATATTATTAAAGCTATAACGACCAACAATATTATCATTTATTGGCGCTTCACTCATTCCCGCAGCTATATCAAACATTCTATTGATTGTATTTGGATTGCCGTCGTTAGCAAATTGTTCGGCAGATATAAAAAATGAAACCTCTAATTGTCCGCGCAACCCTTGAGTTGGAGCGAAGTTTACAAAATTAGTTTTTGCGCCAGCTATGGTTGTATCATATTCACCATATACTCGCTCAACTTCTAGTGCGGGAGATATCGACAAATTCGCACTACTTGCAAACAAATCTTTGCCACCAATAGCTATCTTTCCATCTTCAAATCTTAATAGTGGTCCACTCATAAAATTATATTATGCAAAGTTTCATAACCTTTATATGTTAAAGATATACTCATTTCCTCTTCAGTACTACTATTGATACTCTCGCCAATCAATCGTACATTTTTTCCTGTAAAACTATTTATTATACTAGAATCAACAGAATCTAATATCTCGATACTAACATCACTCTTTGGAGCAGCTTGTATTCTATCTTGTATTTCGCGAATTTCATATTCATCAGCAATGATAGTAAAATTAATATCAACTTCTATAGGATATTGTGTGTCGATTTGTATTGGATCTAAATTTTTGGTACCAGCTTGAGCGTCATTCCAATCAGATAAACTTCCTTTTGGTAAAGCATAAACTGGCTGTGTATTTATTGCCCTACTATAACTAAAATCACTAATTGCATCGATTGTAAAATCACTCACCGTGACACGCATGCTTGATTGATCAGGATATCGTATGGGTGGATGAGTTTTTGTTGAGGCATTGTTTGATACGTTTTTTCCAAGACTTCCATATACCGTTATATCAACTTGCACATCGGGAATTTCTCCCACAGAGCAACTAGCACTATACCTAGACATCCTTCCCTTAGTAAACCCAAAACTCTTGGTATCATTGTCGTACAATATTGCCCCCTCAATTTCTTGTTCATCAAGAATATATTGATCAAAAGAATTTTTTTGAAACAGGGGGTCAGAACTTACCATTTTCCTTGCGATGCTAAAATTTCCCTGAAGTGGACTATCAATAACTGCATCAACAAATCCAACGCCTGCTATCTTTACAGGTTTTTCACTTATACCATAATTACCATCAACACTTTGTACGCCAAGTAATTTATAACCATTAATTATTACGGTTTGTTCGTAATTTGAATAACTCATAATCAATCACTCAATAGTCCTCCTGGACGTTGCTCTTCAACAATAACAGAAACAACTTGTTGCTTGATGCGTTCGGCAAGTTCCGAATTGTTCTTTTCGTCGCTTGATGCATCTGCTGGATTTACTCCGCTTGATTCGTTTTCTTTTTGTTGTTTTTGATTGGATGAACCTCGTTCCATGTTTATAGAAATACTGATGTTGTTTGTGTTTCCGCCAGTTGACCCAGTTTCGCTTGAACCTGCAATTTCGCTGACCGCGCCACCATCATAAAATTTTCCTGCATTTATTTGATCAAGCATTGGCTTGCCAATTTGACGAGCACTACTTGCACGAATAACATATTCTCCTTCGCTGAGCATGGCGGGTATTTGGTCGATACCAGATTTTCCAGAGATGTGACCGCCGCTGGCGTATTTGCGAATTGGGCCGCCGTGATAAGCCAGAGTGTGCGTACCCGCCTGAATACCAGCTCCATATAGAGAGGCGTCAGCAAGTCTGCCGGATTGAGTTGCATAAGCTCCAACTGATCCCGCTTTTTGTCCAAATAAATTTTTAAATCCCCCACCTAGACCCCACATCAACCCAATACTTGCAGCCATGCCTAAAAGTTGCCTGCGTTTTGCTTTTTTGGCTTGGCGTTTTGCTTCGGCTTCTTGCTTTCGACGATCCTCTTCTTGAAGAATACTTCCAATTGCTGCAGTATCTTCTCCTAATCCAACGTTACCAGATTGAGCATAAAAA